GAACTAACGGAAAAAATGGTGGATGTGTTTCTCAAGACGTTTTCCTCGGCGTCGCCCGTACCGAATTTCTACGCGTAAAACCTTGAAATGAAATTGATTTAAGAATAATGAAAATCCTAATAAAAAAGAAGACCACCGATAGCTCAATTGGTAGAGCACCCGACTGTAGAGGTAAAGCAATCATCGGGCGGTCGTGTGTTCAATTCACACTCGGTGGAAAATTTCCAAGAATTTTCAAAAAATATTTTTGAAATATTTTGAAATCTTTTAAAATTATTTTTGAAATCTTTTAAAAAATATTTTTGAAATATATTTTGAAAATTATTTTTTAATTCTTGGAAAAAATAAAAGACATGACCTTTTCGATTGCTCCATTCTACATGACCGATGAAAATCTCCACCATTTCCGACGATGGGTGAAAAAACCCAGTGATTGTGTCATTAATGCCTTGGAACTCCTCGGTGTTCTTCAAGCAACCCCTGCGGATCTCATGCGGATCGCCGTAGGTGATTCGGGATTGAGTGCCCCCAAGATTGAAGAGACGTTTGCCTATGTGTATCCCACAATACGGTGGCGTTTTTTCCGGTACACGGACATTCACACGCTCGAAAATTTTTGTATTCAGGGACTCCAACCCTCCCATGTCATTTTCTGCGGGTACAATAAACAGGGTTTCCGCCACGTATTTTTGATTGGCAAAACCAATACTGGAAAGGTGGTGCTCATCGATCCCCAAGCCAACTTGTTTTGTGATTTGGAAAACTCTGATTGTTTTGAAAACATTCAAGATGCGGAAGAGTACTACATCCTCCAGGGCACCATGACCACCCAACAACAGCAGCAACTGGAAAAAATACAGAAACAACTTCAGAACCAAAAGCAGACGCAGACGCAGACGCATACACAGCAGAAACAGATGCAACTCTAACTTGAAAAATTTTTTTTTTTATTCTAGAGTAAAAAAAACATGTGGATCTGGATCCTGTTGTCGCTTCTCCTTCTGATTATCATTGCCATCATTGTGGTGGTGGTCCTCCTTTCCGGAAAATGTAAAAAGGGATTTGAAAAATCTTTTGAAAAATATGGCGACTGTTTCTTTGACGCTGCCAAGAAAAATTTTAGTGGAAAACATTTCAAGCAAATCTGTCAGATTGTGCAACACTGCCCCGACCAATTGAAAGCCTGTGGCACGGCCGTCCTCGCCGCCGTCAAGGCCGGTACGACCATTATCGAGCCGGATGGAAGCCTCAATCCCGATATTGTCAAGGCATGCCCCAATGTGTGTGTGGCACAATACATTGATGTGGAGCACATGAGCCAAGAAGAACAGGATCAGTGGACCCAAGAAATGACCAATGCCGCCAAGTACATTACGGAACATTGTGCATTTACACCCAAGAGCTAACTAGGCCAGCATGCATTTCAGTGGTTCCGGTATTTTACAGGCGCCCGATCCAAAATGATATTTTTGCAAGGATTGACCATCCAACGACGAGACATCAATCGTGTGGTCCCCTTCCAGACGGATACGGTATTCATTAATGGTTTTTTCATGCCATAATTGGATAATAATAAACACAATAAAGACCTCGGTACCAATCGTAAAGAGATAGTTAATGTCCAACAATCTATCCATGGATGTCAAAAATTGTTGCACGTCCTGGGGAAAAGTTTCCATTTTTCGAATCACATTCCCCGTCCACTCAAAACGAATGTACAGAGTAGAAATACCAATATAAAGCAACAAACCAACGGAAAGGAGGGAATACACTTGGAGGATGCGCACGGGTTTGGTCCGCATATCTTTTTGTGCTCTCCGACTAAGATTGATTTCGAGGTACAGCGAAAAAAAGAGCCATATCAGAATGAGAATGTACTGGGCCATGAGTATGGCGTAGACACATTGGGACCGTTTTGTAAGAGAGGCCCATTCAGGGTTTAGGTTTTGTCGTGCGTTTTTCAAAAGTTGTTCAAGGGCGTAGACATTCTGAAAAAAAGTGGTAAATTGCTTGAATCCCGTGACAAGAAAGGTGGTAAACAATAACAAGACGATATCAAACGAGGTCCGCATGGTTGGGTTTTTTTTTCTCTTGTACAAGAAAAAAAAAAGTGATGCTCCCGACAAGTTTTCTTTTTCCACTCTAAAAGAAAAGCATCAAGGCAAAAAAACCAACTTTTTTTTTTCCCCACAGAAAAACCATGCAACAAACCACAGAATGCGCCATTTGTGTCCAGACTTTTCATCGCCTCCGCAAGCCCGTAGCCTGTCCCCGATGCGATGCCGTGGCCTGTTCGACCTGTGTCAAGACTTTTTTGATGGGAAACACCATCCAGGCCAAGTGCATGTCCTGTCAATCGGCGTGGGACATGGAATTTGTGCGCATGAATCTCTCCAAGAATTTCTTGGATGGCGAGTACCGCAAGCACCAGATGGGAGCTCTCTTGTCGGAAGGAGAAGCCTCCCTTGGCGAGCTACAGGCGCTGGTACCCATTCAAAACGCCATGGACAAGAAAAAAAAAGAGATTCAGATGGTGGGAAAAGAGATCCAGGAGATGCACTTGGAAATCAAGACGCTCAATATGCAGCATGTAGAAGCCAGGGGCATGATCAAGCGACAGACCTCGATGGTGGCCCGTCAGCTCTGGCGGAAAAAGGGGGTGACCCTCTATGAACTCATTTCTCTGAAAGGAGAAATAAAATTAGCACTTTGGGGGCAGTTGTATAATCTCCGCAATGAAATGGGCACGCTTCAATACCGCTGGCGACACGGTGGCGATGACCCAAACGCCACGCCCCCCACACCCGACACGTCCGACAAGGTGCCCAAGAACCAGTTTTTCATGGCGTGCCCCGGCAAGGACTGTCGAGGTCGACTTTCAACGGCCTACAAGTGCGGTCTCTGTACCCATTGGTTTTGCTCAGACTGCCACGGTGACAAGGGGGTTGATAAGAGCGGTGGACCTCACACCTGCAATGCGGACGACAAGGCGACCGTGGCGCTTTTAAAACAAAATACCAAGCCCTGTCCCAAGTGCCACGAGGGTATTTTCAAGGTCTCGGGCTGTGATCAGATGTGGTGCGTCCAGTGTCATACCTGTTTTTCCTGGAACTCTGGCAAGATTCTCAATGGCGTGGTTCACAATCCCCATTTCTATGCCTGGCAGAGAGACCAGCATGGCGGTGTGGTACCCCGTGTCCCCGGGGACCATCCCTGTTGCGACGGTCTTCCTCCTTTTCATATCGTGCTGGCCAAAGCTACCCGGATCGATGGCTGGAAAAACCAACAGTACGTGGAGCGCAGCCACCGCCTGGCTACGCATCTCTTGGATGCCGTAGTTCCCCATATCCGCCGCACCCTCGAGGAAAACACGGTCGAGTACAAGAAAAAATGGGGCGTGGACTATCTGAAGGGCCACGTCTCTCGTGAAGAATGGTCCCAAAAGCTCTACTTTGCGGCCCGGCGTCAGGAACGCCATCAGCGGCTCTTGCATGTCGTGGAAATGGTGATTGGGGCGGTAGGTGATATTTTGCGGTCCTGGCCCTCGGAAAACGAGGTCTTGCAATCTCTCAAGGCCTTGTACACTTATACCAATGAACAGGTGGCGCTTCAGAACAAGCATTATGGGACAAAACTAGCGGCGTTGAATCCCATGGCTGACGAATTTTTTCACGTGTAAAACTTTTAAAAAAATCTTTTGTTGGACTTGTTCTTTTAAAAAAATCTTTTATTGGACTTGTTTTTTAAAAAAATCTTTTGTTGGACTTGTTTTTTAAAAAAGGCATAAGAAAGTAGGACAAATTCTTTTTGATCGACAAACGGTGGCGTACCACGCTAGGCTTAGGTGGAAAAGGAAATGGTTTCATTGACCAAGTTTTGATTAATGAGACCCACAATTTTGGGTGCAAGGATATTCACAATCTTGACCACCTCGGTCTGTAAAGCGTTTTGAAGGTAGGGTTTGACAATATTGACCAAGGCTTGTTGTACCGACGATGAGAATTGAAAGGAAAAGTGGGTAATGGTCGCACCTACGGTCCCTGTGCTCAACTGAATATTGGAAATATCCAGCGTTTGTTGGGTCTTGTTCTTGGTGGCCACAAAGGATCCGGTTCCGGGGATGGATACATGGAAAGTAACGGAGAGAGTGCCGTTGCTTGAAACGGGAGCGTCGCACACCTGGTCATGGGGACACGCGGGTTGGGTATCGTTGCACTCATAAAATCCCGAGGAAAAAGGATTGCCCGACTTGGTCTGACACCATCCCGTTCCCAACATACACGCAAATAAACTAAAGCCCAGCTTCACCGTCAATTCGGTATTTTCAATCGACCACTGAAAAGGCACCTGTACCGAGGTTCCGCTTTTGTTTACAAGGACGGTGCATTCCGACGGCGGGGGAATGTTGAATTTCATGGACGAAAAATTTTGGATGTAAAGAGCGCCGGTGGAGGCATTCTCCACGTAGGTGAACGAATTGGAACATACAGGATATCCGGCACGATCAAATACATCGACATAGAAACGACCCGATTGAGCGTAGAAAACCGGTGAAGAGGAGCCTTGAAGGACCAATTGGAATTCTTGCCACGTGTTATTGGGACCAACAAGGGATGCGGTCGGACCATTCGGATTCATCAAGAGAGTTGTGGAACCGGGATGATTGGCTCGGGAAACAGAAAACGAATCCAAGGGAAATTGAAGGTCGCTCGATGGGATGGTGTACGTTTTTCCTCCGGTGTTGATTTGAATGTCCCCCACCGCATTTTGTGCAGGAAACATGGATGCGAGGATGGTATTTACGCGTTGGACAATGTTATCGACCACGTCGCAATTGGTGGTGGGATTGAGGGGACTAGGGTTGATGGTGTGGCGCGGCTTAAAATAGTCTTTGGAAGCAGAAGCAGAGCGTATCACGAGGACAATAAGAAGTGCAAAAAGGACCAGGAGTAAAAGGGTTCCGATCCATGTCCACATTTTTTTTTTATTCATTGAGAAAAAAAAAATTTACATACACACTCCTGGCCAATAACATTCCTCAATCGTCGTCCTGGTCGTCCAAGTCGTCATCCTCGTCGTCGTCATCGGAGAAATCGTCGTCCCCGCAATGACAACCCCCAAAAAAAGCTCGTTTCATCTCGGACGGCAACGCCGATCGACAGTTGGGACATTTCAATCCATGTCGATCCATTTGAAGCAGACACGTCATGTGAAACACGTGACCGCACGGAAGCATGGTGCGGAAAGCGGGTTCGTGGCAGATGGAGCATACCGCTTTGGGACCTTTTTTATCGGAAAACACCTCGAGGAACAAACAGCTCTCACACTGAGCACGTCCATTCTCCGAGGACCGTGTGAGCCCACATTCGGTACAAATGGCGTGGGTATCGGGAAACTGGAAAAGAGCCTGGATGGCGGCCTCGATGCCTTTTTCCTTGAGCGTGGCGTGGTGGGGAACGTGGCTTTTCCCTACAAAAAATCGAATGACAATAAGAATCATGATTTCATCCTCCTTCTCATGACCCATGCCTGAAAAAATGGCTTTCTGTATCGACGTATGTTCCATTTGAAAACAAGAGTGGGAGACATCCACTTCGTATTTCCATTTTTGACTGGGGGAAAAGGGAATTGAATCCCTCAACATTTTAATCAACAAATCCATGGTATAGAATGATATGGGTCAGGAAAAGGAAATGGAAAGGCACCCGTCAATTTTTTTTTATTTGTTTCCGATAAAGAAGGATGCATGTCGTCAGACTCGTAGGGCTCGTATTTTTTTTATTCGGTGTACCGACCCTTGGATGGGATCCACACGCGGTCCGTGGAGTGAGTTGGTATGGTATGGAAACCGAGATTCAGAATCTGGAAGGTCTCAATGTCTTTGATGTGGAGACGCACATGGACCGCATGTCCCATTTTGGATTCAATACCCTCCGCCTCCCCTTTGCCATGGAAGGCGTCTTGTCGGGGGTCTATGAAAACAATGGCGCCTATGATACATTACACAAGGTGTTTCAATCGGCCGAACGTTATCCGATGGGGGTCATTCTGGACCTCCACCGTCTTTTTTTCCACACAACCAGTCCATTGTGGCACTCGTCGCTGGCGGTCCACCACGTCTCCAACACCGAGGAGACCGTGGTGCTTTCGGAAACCAATGTCTTGCGGGGATGGAAAGATTTATTGGATCGATTTTCTTTTTACCCCTCCCTCCTTGGCATCGATCTCTACAATGAACCCCATGGTGAGGCCTCTTTCCATACAGGCAACAAGAGCACGGATTTCCAGCTTTTTATCGAACGCGCCATGCAAGAACTAAATGTTTCCTTCTTTTTTGCAACGGGAATCCATTGGGGACAGGATATGCGGTCCTATTCTCATTTACCAGAGTCGTACCGTTCTCGACTGGTTCTTTCCCCTCATGTCTACGGTCCAACCGTGTCTACGATGGAGAAGGACGATTGGAAAACCGATCCTTCTATTCTTGTCTACCGGTGGAATACCTATTTTGGGTACCTGGATACCATGGGTTGGACCGTGGTCATTGGAGAATTTGGAGCCAGTCAGTACTCCACAGAGGACATGTTGTGGTTGTCGTATTTCGTGGACTATCTTCGACAACGAAATATGGGGTGGATCTTTTGGGCGTGGAATCCATGGTCTCACGATGTCCAAGGATTTTTACAAGGAGATTGGAAAACTCCTGTTCCCGAAAAATGGAGATTGCTATCTAGTCTTTAGTGAGGAGGACACGTGGGTGGGCACGCGGGACTGGTGGCATCAAAAATATACGGGAGAGGTTCAGTAAGGTACTTTTCCCAGAATCCCATCCCTGCATTCTCGATATCACAAATCTTGACCTTTTCACACCGAGGGTAGTACTGCCGCATGTGGTACAAGGGATCGGTGCTGAGGCAGCAGGGATTCAGACCATACTTGTCGCAATAGGCTTGGTTGCCGGGGTTGCAGGATTCGCTTACCATGGTTGGTGGGTACGCGGCTTCCTGGGCCTTGGATTGTTCCAGAGGAATCGTCTTGGACAGACACTGGGGATTGCTATTGACATAATTGGCAATCGAAGGGGTAAAAGATTCCTTGGCGCGGAGTTGGCGTAGAATGATCATTCCTTCCATGGGTATCTTTTTGGGCACCACCTTTTTCACCAGACCCTTGAGGTTCCGATCGGGGAATCGCTCATTTTCATCCACCAAACCAAGATCGACTCCGACCCTCTCGACATTTTCCGCCGCCGAGGCAAATTTGGAATTCATATATTCCTGACGGAAATCCCGGAATCCTTCTTTGGTGGTGGTGGTGTTGTCGACGTCGACGGGGTAGGGAGGAGGACTCTCGGGGGGTGTTTGGAGGTTGAGTCCACTGAGCTTGCCCCAATTGAGCCAATTGACGCGTTCGTCCAAAAGCTGGTAGGTTTTCAAATATTCCCTTTGGTCGTATGTCGCCAGGACCACACATACCCTCTGGCTCTGGAGACAGTTGCCGTACTTGTCGTCATTGTACTGGACCTTGACAGTGTGGAAGCCTTGATCAAAGATGCCCGAAAGAGCGGGGCGCTGGTTAAGAAGACCCATGGCCCAATAATAATGCCCCAAGCTCCAGTACCTCATGTCGTACTTGTCCTGGAGGAGATTGGAGTAGCTGGGCGTAAGGGGGGTAGAGGGGACATCCATCCAAATGACATACACGGATTCGGGGTCATACACCGTCGCACAGGCAATGTATTGGGCATCGGGGTTGGGAAAGATGATGGTTTCTCCCGTATTTCCCGAGATGCTAAAACAATGCGCCTCTCCGTCAAACACCACATTGGTTTTGGATTGCAGACCCCACTTGGTGAAACAGGGGTTGCCCTTGCAATCCGTGAATCCGCGTTGAAGAATGTTGCAGGGAGGAGCATTTTTCTTGCCATTGTGCTCGCACGCACAATAATCCGCATAATAACTGCATCCTGGTCCGGGAGAACTGACGGTGGACGTGTCAAACGAGGGGTAGTTGGTTTTGGGGTATTGGGTGCCAATCTGCAAATAAGTCTTGCGGTCCAGAAAGGTGGGACACAGATCCTCCTTGACTCGTTTGGTTTTGGGATGCCGGGTGGGATAAGGATGGCCTGTGGGCATGGGTGGAATGGGGGGGATGGGGGGTAGGAGAGATTTTGGAGCTTGATACATTTCCAGCTTTTGCTGCTCGGCTTGCTGAATATATTGGACGTATTCCCCGATACTAATCTCGTCGTTCTGGGACACCACCTCAAAAGGGTTGGAGGGATTGGCATCGTTGGAAATCTTAACCGACGACACGAGGGATTTCATTTGAGAAAAGAGATTGCGGAGCGTGTTGGGTGCTACCTGATCGCTATTGTTGAGACGTACAAAGTAATTGTTGTAGCTGTACTTGACAAAGACATCGGGTAGACCCACCCATCCCGAGCTGGCAAACAGCGTCTCGTTTTGCGCATTCACAAAATAATCGGAAACGTTTTGGTAGGGATTGGTTCCACGGTCGCAGGCCGAGGCCTTGAACTTGTTGACACACTCCT